CTGACTCATGGCTGAACGCGCTAGTCGCTGACAGTTACGATGTAATGTCGTTGACCTGGCTCGTCCAGGGAAATGAGCAGTCTGCCGGGAGTGACCACTATGTCAGTGGCCGTCAGGCCTAATCAGCCTGGAGGTTATATGACTACACCCGCCGTTAACATTAACATTGTCAACCCCTTGGTTTCCTATCCGGTTACAACAAACACCGGACCAGGAACCCGCCAGGGTCGAGACGGCGGTACGCGAAGGGTACGTCCATCCTCTGGAACGTCCCCTGTCCGTGCAGATGGTACCCGCGCTCCTAGAGCGTGGAGCCATCGGTGGGCAAATCTGGCTATCCCCCACAACCTTATTTCGACCAAAAACGGGTCGTCGTGGGTTGAGGGTACCGCTCCGATCTTTAGCAGAGATGCTAACATCCTTCCTTCCTTAAACCTCGACTGGATAAGCTCAACGGATCCAACTGTTGGCTTTCCCCTGTCGATGCGTTCTGAGGCGAGGACCCGCCTGCTTAATAAGCTGGCGGATGGAAAGGCGGAGTGGGGCCAGACCCTTGGTGAAGCCAAGCAGACTGTGGATTTACTTCGCAGTCTGAGTGGTGGGATGCTCGATTTTCTTGAGAGCACCGCCAAGGCCGTCAAAGCTCCTAAGAAGTCCGTAGTTGCAGCCCTCAATAAATTCCGAGGGACAGGACTCTCGGCTCGCCAGCTTCAAGGCGTGTCGAGTTCGTGGCTTACCTATAAGTTTGGTATAGCCCCGCTCTTAGGAGACATTCAGACCTCTTCGGAGGCGCTGAATTGGTTATTGTTCGAAGAGGGTATTCCTCCTAGGATGATAATTAAGACGGGATCGGCCAGGGATGAACCCTTTACCGGGTTGGTAAGTAGCCCCAACACCTATACAGTCATAGCGGGCTATTCTAGCCGCTTGACTGGTACGGTGAACCAACGGTGCCATTTATCTTGTACTTATGAGGTCCCTGTGTCGTCTACCCGCACTCTTCAGCAACTGGGGCTTGGAAACCCCTTGAGTGTCGGGTGGGAGTTAGCACCGTGGTCCTGGGCGGTTGATTACGTCCTGGGCGTCGGTGAGTGGACTAACGCGCTTTTCGCACGGGAAGGAACTAAGTTCGTAGAGGGGAGTGAAACCCTCTTTATGAACATTAACTCGGATCCAAGCGTCTCTTTTGAGCTTGGTTCCGGGTGGCAGTGGCTCAAGAAGCCCACTGCCAGAACTGTTCCTTTTTCCGCGGGCAAGATCCAGAGGCTGGTTTTGTCCAGCTCTCCCGGTCCGTGGTTCCCTGTGTTTAGGAACCGTATGGGACTCGACCAAATGGCGAATCTCTGTGCGGCATTAGCTCTGCAAGGTCGCCCCTCACGGGGTGGTCCAGGTGTTCCACCGTCAAACTATCGTGGTGGATGGACCGACTGAGCAGACTTCACTTTCACCCAAATAGGAGCACGAAAGTGCCTTTGACCCTTAATACGAAGACATATAACGGAACCGGCATCACTAATGGTGTCGGCGGATACATGGAACGGAGCGGTGGAATCGCTGCGTCGTTCAGTCCTGTCACCTCATCCGTGAGGCTTGATAAGGACCGGACGCGCATTACGACGAAGCTGATCGTTCCCATTGTCCAATCCGAGGCTACCGCTTGTGCCTGCCCGGGGGAAGTCCTCCAGGCCGATGACGTGATTGTCAACGCCCGGCTTGCGCCGGGGGCCACAGATGCGCAACGTCTTGATCTGTATAACCGGTTTAAGGATCTGGTCAACACGACCCAGTTCCGCGACCAGTTCACGCTCTTGAGCGTGATGCCAGGCACGTGACTTCGTTCCCAGCCAATTCCTGGCTGGGGGTCACGATCTCGTGCCTGCTTTTACAGGGCTCGGGTTGTCTACCTAAGGAGACAGTTTATGGGGAACATCGTCCCCCCGAGTATCAAGACGGGTGATAGGATCACTGAACTCGTTGCTGATAGCTTCGATCTCTCGATCAACGCTACCATCAACCCTGCCCTCTTCGACGTGAGTCGAGAGTTCGCATTCAGCAGTGATAACGTCCAGGAGTTCGCTTGGTGGTATCAAACCTCTCAAGTGTTCTCCAAGTTCCAGGACGCATCGCTGCCAGAAGTGCGGGAAGCAGCTGCCCGGGAGAAATTCCGAGTAGCTGAAGCAGGATGTGGGGAGGCGAACCGCCGCCTCACTGAGTTGTGGACCCGTCCGAACCTCAATCTTGGGGTTTGGGCAAGAGCTAAGAGGATGTGTCATAGCATTCTCGGTCGCTTTCCGTTGGAGAAACTCCCAGCGGCGAGCGGGTTCGGTCCCGGTGCCTCTACTAGCTTGCGCCGCAAGGCGAGTAGCCAGCAGAATAAATGGGTTTTGTCTACCCATATCACTTCCGGAGCGATTCCGTACTACGCGGCTTTCTACCGCTGGGCCGGCATAGCCGACCTGCCTTCGCGACTATCCGTCGTTGAGGGTAATACGGTAACCACTGTGCCGAAATCGTACAAGACCGACCGCATCATCGCGATCGAGCCCGACTGGAATTGTTTTTTCCAGAAGGGCGTTGGCAGACTTCTTCGCCAACGCTTGAACCGAGTAGGCCTCTTACTCCCAGATGCGCAAGAGAAACACAGCGCCCTGGCTCGCTTAGGGTCGTGGACCGGCTCGTTGGCTACACTCGATCTGAGTGCTACTAGCGATTCGATCTCACTTGCCCTGTGCGAGGCTCTGTTGCCCGATGACTGGTGGTCCGTTGTTCAGGACCTTCGGTCACCCTTCGGGAGGCTGGATGGGGATGTCGTGACCTACGAGAAAGTATCCTCGATGGGAAACGGCTTCACGTTCGAGCTCGAGACATTATTGTTCTATTGTCTCGTTACAGCAGTTTGTAAGAAGGAAGATCTCCTTAACGTTAGTGTCTACGGGGACGATATCATCGTTCCCACACACCGTGCCGAACCTGCAATAGCGATGTTGCAGGAGGCGGGCTTCTCCCTTAACCTGGAGAAGAGCTTCTGGTCAGGAAACTTTCGAGAATCCTGCGGGGGCCACTGGTGGAAGGGCATTAACGTAGCACCCTTCTATCTCACCCGGCAGCCTCGTACCGTGGGCGATCTAATCGTCCTCGGCAACAAGCTGCAGGAGTGGGCCACTAGGTTTCCCTCTCGTGCTGGCTGTTTCACAACAGTCTTTCGAGAGGTGAAGCGCCATATCCCACGTTTCCTGTGGGGTCCACGCAATGTGGACGGCGTCCTGTGGAGGGACTGGGATGAATGTCGGCCAAAATGGCGGCGCGACTTCCAGTCCTATAGACAGCTAACGATCAGGCGTAAACACCGATACGCGGACCTCACGGACCACGCCGGTGCATACCTGTTCAAGCTGTGGGTTGTGTCTGAGGAGCTCCAGGCTTCCATGCTTGGTAAGGCTTCCCTCCGCGAGGAGGTCGCCGAACGCTACTTAGACAGGGACCAGTGGGAAGTTCTACCGGTGCGGATCGCTTAGCCGTTAACCGGAACTTGGGGTTGTTTCCTAACCCCGGACTACGCCAATCATTGGCCTAGGGTCG